ATGAATCGTACCCTTACCCTAGTCCGCTACGCCAAGACAGATAAAGGATGGCGTCGTGGTGCCGTAATCCTCAGTAAGAATGGAAAAATCAAACCTGACCACATGCTGATTGGTGGGCAGGAAGTCTACTGCCCCGACGGACGCTTCCAGCTTCGTCGCTACGAGGGCACCAACCCCGTCTACACCGACCTGAGCAACGACGCCAGTGACGCCCTGACCCTGTTCCGTGCTGAGGAACTGAAGCACGAGGCACGGCTCAAGGCGGACGAAGCTGGTGTCCAAGTTGTCGCCGACCCAACCCGCAAGACCCTACGCCAGTACGCCGACGCCTTCATCAAGATGCATGAGGCTCTTCCGCATCGCTCTACGGATGCCGTGGACAAGTACACCGACCTGACCGACACCTTCTGCAAGCGTTGCCCGGTCACGCACCCGGAACAGGTGACCCAAGAGCACGTCATCGCATGGTGCGGGTGGTTGCAGAAGCCGGAGCCGAACGGCAGAGGGTTCGGCGACCGCACCCGTGCCAACTACTACACGTCGCTGCGTGGCTTCCTGAAGTATTGCGGTCTGGTTCCGGACAAAATCATCACCAAGGGCACCCACAAGCTGCTGCTGTCGTACACCAAGAAGGCGGTCACACTCTATGAGCCTCACGTCGTTGAACTGCTCATCAAGTACAGCGAGTCCGACCGGATGAAGCTCTGTTGGGAATTCGCCTACAAGGTCGGGTGCCGTGACACAGAATTGCAGCACGTAACCCGGACTGACTTCCACGGGCTTGGCACGAAGTCGCCGACCGTCCATATCAAGGAACGTGACGAGTTGGGGAACATCAAGGACAAGGAAGAGCGGGTCATCGAACTGGAACCCGGTCTGGCGAAGCGTGTCAAAGTATACCTTGCAAAGTACCCCAAGAAGGTTCTCTTGTTCGGCACTGAGAACGACCTGCCTGACGGTCACCTATTGCGTACCTTGAAGCGTACAGCCAACCGTGCGGGTCTCGCCTGTGGTCATTGTGCGGGATGTAAGCGCAAGGTGGAGCCAGAGTGCCGTGAGTACACTCTTCACCGCTTCCGCCGTACCTACACGAGCCGTATGCTGGTGGCGACTGGTGGCGATTTGGCGGGGGTTATGAAGCGGACGGGTCACACTGACCTTGACTCGGTACGTCGCTATCTGGCACCTGTGGCGAACTTCCGTGAAGCGTTGCAGTCGGCGTTCTGAAGTAGAGGTAAACTTATAGAAGCCCCGGCTAAGACCGGGGCTTTTCTATTGTTTGGTACTCCGCTTCCGGAGCCATTCCGCTGCTTCAGCAGGGTCAATACGGATACCACCGATGCGGGTGGCGGGTAACTTCCCGGCTTTAATCAGCTTGTAGATGGTCTTGTTAGACGTGTTGTACATCTCACTGAACTCTTCCACAGTGAGGGCGGAACTACGGGTCTCTAGTTTCTCTATAAGGGTCATGTAGAGTATTACTGCCTTTTTGGGCGAACTTGGAATATTGGGGAGTACAATTCCGCCATGAACATTCACAACATGCTGGTCTCACTCAGAGCAGAGCGTGACAAGATAGATAGAGCCATAGCGTCGTTGGAGCAGTTGGACTCTGGTGCTACTAAGGTCACGGCTCAGGCAACAGGTGGTGGTAAGAAGCGAACCATGTCAGCAGCCGCACGAAAGAAGATTGCCGCTGCTCAGAAGAAGCGGTGGGCTGCACGGAAGAAGGCGTAGGCGATGCCGAAGGGTGAAGGCTCCATTGTCGTTGTCTCTAAGGCGTACACCGACAGGCTCAACTCTATTTCAACGTTTGACCCTGAGTGGCAAGTCGGTGACAACATGTACCTATTGGTGGATGGGTTCAACCTTGACGACGGGTACCTTGCAGAATTGAAGTGGAAACAGCAGAAGTCCGACAGGTCGATTCCGATTAAAGTACACATCCCAAAGTCAGAGATACTTGCCATCTACACCTTCATCGGTAGCAAGGAAGCCATCATGGGCTTCGTGCAGAAGAAAGCCGGGTCAAAGTAGACCCGGCATTTTCTTGTACCTCGGGTTGTTAGTACATCCCCTCAAAGGGCGTGGTGCTGACCTTGTTACGCTGGAGGTTCCACGACTTCTCCAGCTTTTTCACTTGCTGGTAAACACTCCAATTGGTCACTGACTTTTCCTGCGTGAACTTTGAGTTCAGTTCCTCCACTTGAGGCTTGTACACAGCGTCCACACGACGCTGGAGTTCCTGACTCACGGTGATGCCAAGCTGGTAGGCACTGACACGCTTGTGCTGGAAAATCATGCTGATTGGCTTCCCGAACTTCCACTCCACCTTCTTCAAGGCGTCCTTGCGAACCTTGCGGAGTTCCTTGTCGGTCAGCGTGGTGACCATCGGCGTCAGGTCAACGACCCTCTTGCCGTTGCGCTCGTCCCAAGCCTGTTGCAGAACGTGCTTGTACTCGCTGTTGGTGGCGTTGTCCACGAACACGCCAAGGCTAACGGCGATACGTGCCCACTCAATGGGATGCTGCTCACGGTTGCGGTCGCCACGGCGGGTCGGTATCCAGCGTTCGGCAATCTGTTCCTTGGTGACGCCGAACTTGGCAGCAGCGTCGTTCGGACTGACATCACCTTCCTGTACGAAGGCGACCGCCTGTTGTACCGGGTCGGCGTAGAAGTGAAGGGCGTGGGCAATCTCGTGCAGGATGGTGCCCTGCACGTCGGCGATGCGTTCGTCAGTGACGTTCCAGTAGTTCAGGCGGATACGCTTCTCTGCATACGAGCAGTTGCCGTGAGTCGCCTGAGGCAGCTTGGCGATTACGCACGTCCAACCCTTGCCGACCAGACCCTCAGCTTCCATTCGGTCGTAGGCGAACACCAGAGCTTCTTCGTCTGACTCAAACCGCAGCCAGCCGTTGGTACGGATGGTCTCCAGCTTGGTCAGGGGTGCAGCGACAGTACCGATGGGCTTCACGTCTTCGGTCATCGCTGTAGGTTTACTTTCCATACTTTCTGTCTCCTCCCGTTGGTACCGGGTCTCTAACCTAGAATCTAAAAGTCACAACTTTCACTTACTGCTTTTGCGAAGCATAGGAACGTAGCTGCCACGGTCGTTGAACCGCCCGAACTTCAGCTTGAGTGTCGCTGTCTCCGGAAGCCGCGCAGCGGCTTCGGAGGTCGCCGTACTGTCCAGCCACTTCTGAATGCGAACGAGTCCGCTGTAGTCAATGCCGTGACCAAAGCGATAACCGAAGGTCGTCATCAAGTTCATGAAGTCTTTCGTCACCGGGGTGAGGATACGTCCCGCAGTAGCCAGTGTGTCGGCGTACTCATCACCCTCGTATGGCTTGAAGAAGTCTTCAAAGGTAGCGGCAATACGGTTGAGCTTCATTGCCACTTCATAAGCAGGAAGCAGTTCGTCCGGTACCAGCCGAGTAGTGTTGGTCTGGTCGTCCCATACGTCTGGACGCTTTGCCTTGCGACCACTCTTGGTGGTCATGTAGTAGCCGACCGTGTTGTTGGTTTCAGTCTTCATACTGTTTGTCTCCATACTTCATAGGGGGTGTCGGGTCACTCGCAGCCGACTCGCTGGTTCACTCGTACACCCCCTGCCTCATTGGTTGTGTCTATCTACTTAGATTCCACAAGTTGCAAAACTTCCCGCAATATTTGCGCCTGACTTAATTCGAGCCTTTCTAGCCTCGAATTAGAATGGGTAGGGTACCTACCGTTGGTGGGTGCCCCCTGCAACCTCTCTATATAGGTACTGAACAGTTGGGAGAAAATTCATTATCAGTAGGAATTTTCTTTGATGAGGCTGTTTTTGCCAGTTTTACTGGAACAATCTCTGCATTAGAGGCTCTAGGAAGCGTTGGTAGGTACCCGGACGACCCGTAGCATCACCCTTTTGGTCTGCTCACAAGCGTTTTTGCAGCGTGGTACCGCAGTTTCCGAAGGGCGTTGTGCTCTACCTGCTGGATACGCTGGCGAGTCAGCCCGAACTGGTCAGACAGTTCTTCCAGCGTGTACCCCTGAAATCTCAACAGGACAATCTGGCGGTCACGGTCGCTGAGCTTCGCCTTGGTCATCAAAGCGGCAACGTCCAGACTCGCGTCCACGGCCACGCCGTGGCACGCTGTCTCTGCCACCATGCCAAGCTTGTACTCGTCCGTGGTCTCTTCACCCTCTGCGGGGATGTCGGCGATGTTCATGGTCTGGAACTCGGTGGACATGTAACCGTTCCTATACTTCGGAGTTCCACCCCGGCTGGACAGTTCGATGATGAACCGCTTCACAAGAAACAGGATGGTCTTCCCCATGTACGCACAGTACGGGCGTCGGTCTTGCGGTACCTCAAGCAGCTTCAGGCGGACGCTCTGAGCGATGTCGTCAATGTCATCCCGACTCGCCTTGAAGCCAGCCTTCTTGCACTGCTGCCAAATCTGCTTGAGAATCCAGCGGTCGTACTGCGTGATGAGTTCTTCGTCTGTTACATGGTGTGCGTCTGTCCAACGCTTGAGATGGCTATACATTGGGGTGGTTCCTTTGAGCAAAGAAGAAAGGCTGGATGACTCCAGCCTCTTCGGGGTGATGAGTTGTGTGAGGCTGAGCTAGGTGTCGTTGGTGGCGGTGCCGTACAACTGACCACCCCAACTGAATTGACCGTTCACGATGATGGGCACGTACACGCTGATGTTTCCGTTCTGCCACTCCTCGACAATCCCGAAGCCGTGGATGTGTGCGTTCGGGCGTCCTTTACCGTACTTCGGGGCTACCGTCCCCAAGGTGGGTAAGGTATAGCCGACCCACTTATCCTTCTTCTTCACTTCGCTGGTCTTGGTGAACGCTGCGAACGTGTGGACATGCCCCATGATGGCGGTCGCACAGAACGATTCCACGAGCTTCTTGGCGACATGCATACCGGAGCCAACGCCGTCACCGTGTACCAGACAGGCTTTGCCCACCCAATACGCTTCGCCCTGTGGAATCACCTTCCATCCACGGTCGCTGAAGTGAAGCATAGACTCGAAGCTGACGGCTCCCTTCATCTCAGGGTTCTTGTCCAACCACTGCTGAAGCCAGTCTTCGTGGTTGCCCATGAAAATGACCTTCTTGGCGTTGGGCACCAGCTTCTCAATGGGCTGCATGATGTGCTTGTCAAAGCCATCGCAGTCCGCCTTGAATCCGCCTTCCTTGCGTAAGCCGGGTATGCCTTCGGTGTGGCGGCTGATGTCTTCGCAGTCCATGTTGTCGCCAAGCAGCACGACCCCGTGAATCAGACTGCGGTTGCGGTTCATGAAGTCATAGACAGCCAGCATCGCTGACTTGCTATGCACCGGGTAGTGGATGTCGCTGAGAACGACCCACAGCTTGGTTGTCTGTCGTGGGCTGTTCTTCATTAAGCTGCCTTCTGTACACGGATACGGAAGAAGTCTTCCAAGTCCGCTTCCTGTTCCATGATGAGTCGTGCGTAGAACGGTGCGGTGTTATTGTTCAGCTTGAATTTCCCCGGCTCGTACTCGTAGGTCACGAAGGTCACATGCCAACGGACTTGTTCCATCAGAGCCTTGATGCCGTAGTGTTCCAATCCCGTGGACTTCACCTGACGTGCGAAGTCGCAGAGCAGGTTGTAGACGAAGGGGTTCTCACGGTGGAACTTTTCAAACTGTTCCTTGTTGGTCAGCTTACGGCGGGTCGTGCGTGGACGGCGTTCAGGTGCCGTCTTGTTGTCGTTCATGAAGACTTCAAATTCGTAAGGGTTCATTAGTTGTCTCGGTGAGGCTCGTAACTTCTGCCTCTAACCAACAACCTGAAAGTCAATTTTCATGGGTAACTATCAGGACGGAAGTTTTCGCTGCAACTAATAGAACAATGTTGACGGGTAAGACTGTTCATATACCTGTATCCGACACCCCAACCAACTCGACACACCCCTGCTGACCAACAGCAGCACCCCACGTAGATACGCCACCTAACTATCAAACTCAGTTTTCTCAGTTTTACTGTGAAAAGTGGGTGTGATTGTCTTTGCTCGTGCTTATCCAAGCGAACGTTTTGACTTTTGAAATAAGGGTGTAGGGGTACACACGAAAGAAAGAACCTCTAAGAATTCCCGAAAGTTGCGTATTAAGTCTGTGGAGGAAGTACCTATGGATTACCAGAATGAACTAAAGAAGACCCGTGACAAGCGTGACCAGTTGTTACTCAAGCTCGTTTCGGGCGGACACCCAACCAAGTACATCGCAGCCAAGTGCCAGTGCAGTGAAAGCATGGTCTACATCCTGAAGGTGAAGTATGGGCTTCAGGGTAAGGTCGGTCGCCCGAAGAAGGTGCAGCAATGAAGAAGGTGACCGTGGAAGCGATGTTCCCCGAACTCAAGGGCGGGAACATATATAAGACCGGGCAGGGTGAAGCATCCAGTGCCAAGCCAGCCATCGCCCGTGCATTCGCCGACGTGCTCAAGCAGGTCAAGGGCAAGCGTTGGACGACCGTGAAGACCACCATCACCGTTGTTGAGACCACATGTTAGTCAGAAGTTGTGACTTCGTGATGCCTATGTAGGGAGTAGGTATGAGCAGAGAGAAAGTAAAAGCTGCAATCAAGACGCTGTACCAGCCGGGTGACACCGTGGAAGTACGAGCGTTCAAGCCGGGTGAGAAGCCGTTCGTGGGACGGTTCAAGTATGGTCGCCCGTTGGTGGACATGATTGTGTTCGCCGACGAAGAGATGGAATGCGACGTGTACCTGTGCCTGAACCCCACGAAGCTTCCACCCACTGACCAGTGGCTTACAGGTATTGAAGCCACCAAGGAACCTGAGGTAGTCACACGCCGTTGGTTCCTGTTGGACGGTGACCCGCTGCGTGACTTCATCCGTGATGCCGACGGCAACCCCATCCTCTACCCGGTCATGCGTAAGAACGAGCCTGTGCTCAACGCTGACGGTACACAGAAGATGGAAACCAAGCGACACAAGGTAGCGACCGACGCTGAGTGGCAAGCAGCACACGACGCCATGACCGCTGCCCGTCAGTGGCTCATCGGGCGTGGGTGGAAGCCGGAAGATGTGGTGATTGCCTCATCCGGTAACGGCGTCCACTTGCTCGTCCGCTGCAACCTTCCCAATGACGATACCGCCAAGAAGCTCATCACCGCCGTGCAGCGTGCAGTGAGCACTCAGTTCTCAACGGACGCCGTAGAGATTGAATGCTTTCCCGATGGCGACCGTCTGGTTCGTGCGTATGGCACCGTCAACAAGAAGGGAAAACAATCTACAGGACGTACTTATAGAGAGAGTGGGTTGCTATGACGGACTATCGCAGCGTAATGCAAGCCATCGCAGTTGAGTTCCCGTTGCCAGTCGCCGACCGTCCGGTTGGTGAGACAGGCACAGGCAAGTGGACTGAAGACATGGTGGAAGAACTTCTGGAAGCCATCGAAGCTGAACACCCTGAGTTCCAGTACCGCTGGTCGTCACGTCGCCAAGGCTGGCAGGTATGGTGCCCCGGCAACGACCCCGAAGGTTGGGAAGACGGCGAAGCTCACGGTGAACCGTACAGCGACATCAACGACTCAACCATGATTTTCGTGATTGACGGTTGGGCGTCGTTCTCGTGCCGTCACGCTCACTGCGGTGAAGCTTCAGAGCATGGCAAAAAACGGTTCAAGCACTTCTTGGACTATTACGACCCTAATAGAGAGCTTATCGAGTACCCGAAAGAGACTCGTGAAGAGTATCTGGCACGACTGGCTGAAGACATCGCCCTGATGAAAGAGATGGGCGTTGAGTTCGTCAACCTGCCACCTGAGTACACGTACCTTCTGGCGTACAAATCGCCGAAGGGCAAGATTTTCAGCAACGACGGCATCCATTGGGTTGACGCCAATGGTCTGCCGATTAAGTAAGAGGATGGAATACTGTATGGATATACAACTGCCGAAAGGCTATGAAGACGCAACACCGATTGTTCCAGACCACCGTGAGGAAGAACCCTCGCAGACTTGGAACCTGACAGAAGTAGGCAACGCTGAACGCTTCGCATGGCGTTACGGCGGACGCTTCGTTCACACCGACGCCACCGGGTGGCTGGTCTATGACTGGACGCTTGGACTGTGGGGCAAGGACACGGACGGTCAAGTTGACCGTGCGATGTTGAGCACCATTCGACTCATCCCGCTGGAAGCCAACCTGATTGAAGGCGAAGGCGAAGACAAGGAAGAGATGCGTATGGCTTACCACAATTGGGCAAGAAAGTGTGAGAGCAACGCCGTCATCAACAACTCGCTGAGCCGTGCGAAGAAGCTGGCAGAGTTCGCCCGTGACTTCGCTGCCTTTGACAACAAACCTCACCTGTTCAACTGTGCCAACGGCACCTACAACTTCAACACGCTGAGCATTCAGCCTCACGACCCGAACGACCTGCTCACCAAGGGCAGCAACATCAAGTACGACCCGAACGCCACCTGTCCACAGTTCGAACAGTTCTTGTCGGACGTGATGGCTGGCAACCAAGAGATGATTGACTACCTACGCCGTTCAACGGGGTACACCATCTCAGCGAACACGTCTGAACAATGCCTGTTCATCCCGTGGGGTTGCGGTGGCACGGGCAAGAGCACCTTCCTGCACATTCTGGACGCCACGATGGGTTCATACTGTGCAACACCTGACAGCGAGATGTTCATGGCGAAGGGTGGGGATAGTGGTCAGCCGTTCGACATGGCTGGCTTGCAAGGCACCCGTGCCCTGTTCGCTGCCGAGACCGAAGAGAACAAGCGTTTGGCTGTCGCCAAGGTGAAGCGTATGACCGGGCAGGACAAGATTGTTGCTTGCTTCAAGCACAAGGACAGCTACACGTTCACGCCACAGTGGAAGATTTGGCTGGCGACCAACGACCGTCCGAAGGTTCCGGCTGACGATGACGCTGCTTGGGACAGAATCAAGCCCATCCCGTTCGAAGTCCGCTTCCGTGGCACCGACCGTCAGGTGAAAGACTTGGACAAGAAGCTGGTCGCTGAGGAAGGCTCCGGCATCCTGAATTGGGCTTTCAAGGGATACGCAGAGTGGAAGCAGTACGGGCTGATGCAGCCTGACATCGTTACCAACTCTGCGGATGAGTGGCGTGAGACCGAAGACTGGTTCCAACGCTTCTTGGACGAACGTGTGGCGACAACCACGAGCGTCAGCGAGTATGTCTCCAAGGTTGACCTGTGGAACGCCTTCAGCCGTTGGGGTGAGGATAACAAGGAAGCGAAGTACGTCACCCAACGCACCTTCGGCGAGATGATGCGTAAGAAGGGGTACGAGGCAGATTCATTCAAGGTCAACGGCAAGAGCGTGAAAGCGTGGAAGGGCGTGAAGCTGCTTGACCTGCTTCACCGCTTCAGTGAGCACATGCCAGCAGGGGTGGACTATGACAGCATCATGTAACCGCACCTACATCGTTGACGGTGAGACCGTGACCATCACAGAGGGCAACAACTACATGACACAACAGAAGAAGACACGAGCTAAAGCCTCGTTCAAGGCTCCCTGTGTCTTATGCAACGGTGTCATCAATGCTGGAGAGTGGATTCGCTTCTTCGGGCGTGGGTGGGTCGGACACAAACCCAAGAACTTTTGGGTTCACTTCGACTGCTCCGTGAAGAAGTAGTCGTGATGGACGAGAACCAGCCCAACTTCGGTTGGGCTTTCTCTTTGCCCGGTCAACCACCGCTTACCACCGTTTACCACCGAATCAACCACCACTTTCGGTAGGCGTAAGGCGATGACCTATAAGCCTTTACACAATAACCACCAGTTACCACCACTTTATTCCACATCAATTTACATATAAAAACACTCTCTTATATATAAGAAGCTACGTTGGTCAACCACTGGTGGTAAACGGTGGTTCGGTGGTTGACCACCAGACCACGGGCCTCGGAACACCCCACCCCCAACCTTCACCACCCCTACCTTCAGGCTGAAAGCCAGTATTAGGTAGTAGCAGGAAATTCCTGTCTCGCATGTTAGTGCGAAAAACAACTTTCAAAACGTTATGTAGGAGGGTCTTTTGACATGACCTGCTACTACAACGAAGTAACTGACAAGCTCGTAGCCACAATGGACGAGCTTACCGATGCCCTGAACGGGAAGAAGCTCAGCCTCACCCCGGAACAGAAGAAAGCAATCCTGCCACTGCTGGAGCAGTTCAACTGGCAACTGAAGGTGATGCTTGCTCACCAGAAGGTTCAGAACACACAGGAAGGCACCCCTGAGAACGACGCAGCATGGAACGAGCTTGTGGACATCACGTTCGCACCCGTTGAGATGTTCGATGAGCCTGACGACAAGCAATGGCGTGAAGCTCTGCGTGACAAGCAGTACGGAGACGAAAATGACCAGTAATTATGGGGAAATCGTCTCTGGTGTCGTCAAAGCGTTTGGGGTGAAGTACCGGATGAGCATGGCTGAACGTGACGACATGGAATCAGCCATCATCGTCCGCCTTGCCACGGTCGCTCAAGAGCCTGAGATTGACGCCAAACTGAACGAGGAAGCGTACCTGAAGACCGCCGTGCTCAATACAGCCCGTAACTGCCTCAAGAGCCTCATCCGTGAGCGTGACCGCCTTGCCATCCTGTCTGAGTACCACGAACTGGCTGCTGAAGAGTGTGACCCGGAAGACGACATCTTGATTCAGGAGCTTCTGGAGAGCCTGAGCTACGAGCAGAACCGTGTGGTGTCCACGTACTACGGGCTGGATGGTCTACCACCCGTCAAGAGATGGCAGGACATCGCTCAGTACACCGGGTACAGCCGTCAGCAGTGCAAGCGTTACTACGACTCAGCTATGACCAAGCTCAAGCGGCTATGCCAATAGTTGAACGTTTTAACCCCTCACGATTGTTCTTTACTGTGAAGGATTCGGGGCACCGTCCAAGTCTGTAGACTCCCACCCTCGTATTTGTAAGTCGCAGCACTCAACACCCATCCGGCTGAGTCTTGGTGCCCCACGAGTTTAGAGAATGTACTACACATACATCTATCACGACGCTGATGGCTCCCCCTACTACGTTGGTAAGGGTAGCAAGCGTCGTGCCTATGTTAACCACGGTAGAGTGCCTGTCCCACCACAAGAGCGGATTTTGATTCAGGCGTGGGAGTCAGAAGCTAAAGCGTTCGAGATGGAACGTGCATGGATTCTGCTGTTAGGTCGCCAAGATTTAGGTACAGGCGTACTGCTCAACCAAGATGAAGGCGGTCGTGCCCCAAGCAAGCGTACCTCTCGTAAGGGCGGTCGTGCAGCAGTTGAGAGTGGGCATTTAGCAAGGGTTCGTGTGAAGGGTGGCATAACAGCAGTCAAAAGTGGACAGTTAGCACTTATCACACCGTTAGGCGGTCGGGTGCAAGGTCGCATCAATGCAGCGAATGGTCACCTGTCACGAATCGGCAAGTTAGGTGGTCGTGTTACTGGTTCAATCAACGGGCGTAAGGCTGTGGAGAGTGGTCAGTTAGCAAGTGTCAGACCCCCCAGTGCAACCCTAAACCACACACGCTGGCATGTAAACCGCAACATCGTGTCTCCCATCTGCTCTCTCTGTCAGGCTGAACATGTTGGCGGCATTTAGACCCTGTAGACATGCCGGGTGCTCTGCTCTGATTCAGTCCGGTACTCACTGTGAGCAACACGCCTCTGAAGCTGGTGCATGGGGTGGCAAGCGTTGGTCAGGAAGTACGACCGACCGTGGCTATGGCTGGCAGTGGGTGAAGTTACGCCGACAGATTCTCAAGCGTGATGGCTACTTGTGTCAGGCATGTCGCATTAGGTCGGCAGACCACGTTCACCACATTAAGCCGAAGTCTGAAGGTGGACTGGACGTGCCAGAGAACCTAGTTAGTTGGTGTGAACAGTGTCACGAAGAATGGCACAGGACGAATAAGAAATAATGTATATCAAGCCAAAAGCTAAGGGCGGTACAGACGAGCAATCTCCAGTCTCTACGCGGTACAGACGAGCAATCTCCAGTCTCTACGCCGTCAGTGCCATGACGAGAAAACCAAAAAGGACAACAAATGAAAGTACGAATTATCAGTGACGGAACATTCCTTGGAACACGGGTTGTGAACGCCGAGACAGACGAGCCTATTGAGGGCGTGTACAGCGTGGAGTTTCAGCACGACGTGCAGGGATTCCCCTACCAACAGCCACCATCAAAGTCCGCCCCGTGAGCGTGGACATCGTGGCTGAGTTGAACAAGGACAAACAGTGATGGGGATTTTAGACAAGATTGGTGAACAGATGGGCGGTTCGATTCTGAGTGGTGTGAAGGAACTCATCACCATCTGGAAGGTTCCAGCAGAGAAGGTTCTCGAAGCACAGCAAGAGCAGGACAAGGTTGTTGCTGCCATGCAGACCAAGGTTCTGGACATTGTTCAGACCGAGATGCAAGGGCAGATGGACATCAACAAGGTTGAGGCTGCAAACCCCAACATCTTCGTCTCCGGCTGGCGTCCATTTGTTGGCTGGACGTGTGGTTCGGGTCTTGCGTTGATGTTCGTAGTTCGCCCGATGTGCATGTGGATTGCAAACCTTTGCGGACATCCCGTGGACTTCCCGCAGTTGGATATGTCCGTGATGCTTGAACTCCTACTCGGAATGCTCGGTATGGGTGGACTCCGCACATACGAAAAGCTCAAGGGCGTAGCAGCAAAGTAATGGATATAACCACCCAACTCATTCGTGATGAAGGTGAGCGACTAAAGCCGTACAAGGACACAGTTGGCAAGCTCACCATCGGTGTCGGTCGCAACCTGACCGACGTTGGCATTAGCCACGATGAGTCCATGCTTCTGCTCAAGAACGACATCATCAAAGCGACCGCACAACTGCTGGCTCGTCTTCCGTGGGTAGCACAGCTAGATGAAGCACGTCGTGGAGTGCTTGTGAACATGACCTTCAACATGGGTGTTGATGGTCTGCTCCAGTTCAAGCAAACCCTCGCACACATTCAAGCAGGACAGTGGAACGACGCAGCAGCCGACATGCTCAACAGCAAGTGGGCACAGCAAGTCGGCGACCGTGCGAAGCGTCTGGCTCAGCAGTTAATCACCGGGCAATGGATGTGAGATGTGGTGGCTCTTCGGACGTGAGGAAGAGCCGGAGTCGGCGGACGAGTGGTGTCCATGCCGATGGAAACAGCCAAAGGGTAGGGGCGGTCACAAATCGCCTAAGTCGTTGACCCCCAATGACCGACGCCCAAGTTTATTTTCACGTCGCCAAAATTTTAAGTTGAGGTAAGCAATGAATTTGATTCCTGAAGTCTCCACCGAAGTAAAGCTGGTTATCCGTGACGCCCAACTGAATGCTCAACGGAGTGTTCACGCAGTTTGAACAAGCCATCGTCAACTTCGGGTGGACGGTTGGCACGGTGCAGTAATGGCTGGATACGGACGTGGTGGTTACGGTCGTGGCGGCTACGGCGTTGGGCTGATTCGCACCGTTCTAATGGCGTTGGCTCAAGCGTACCTACGAATCACGGTTGGTATAGCGTCCATCGTTCCGAAGCTCAGCTTCGGTGAGATGACGAGGAACAAGATTCACACGGGCAACGTGGTGATTAAGCCCACGATTACCCAAGGCAAGGCATACATAGATGCTCACTAAACTCATCCTTTATCGGTTCAACACGGCAACCATTGTCCTTCCAGACGTGAAGTACGGAGACACGGGCGACCTTATCACGGGTGCATCTGTCACCGTCACCTTCTATACGCCAGATGACCAGCCCGTTGCGAGCTACACCAACCTCCCGATGTCGGACGTAGTTGATGTACCCGGCTCTTACGGCTACGCCGTTCCCGGCACTTTTGACCTCCCGGTTGGCAGCTACTACCTCATGTTCGATGGCGTCACCACTACTGGCGATGACTTTCACCAGCATCGTGACCTTGAGGTACGGGAGTTGTAATTCATGGCTCGTACTCCCAAGCCAACAAGATTGTTGGAACTCTCTGGCACGTTGAAAGACCACCCCGGACGTTACGCCAACCGCAACACCGAACCCAAGCCCGACCAGCCGCTTGGTATTGCTCCGACCTACATGACGAAAGAGCAAAAGAAGATTTGGAAGGAACTGGCTGGCATGGTCGTACCCGGTGTGCTCACGAAGAGCGACCGTTGGGCAGTTGAAATGGCTGTAACGCTTATCTCTCAGTTGAGAGACGGAACGATTAACGGGCAGAAGATGTCCATCCTCACCGGGCTTCTGGCACGACTTGGGCTGACGCCAAGCGACCGTAGCAAGGTGAACGTCGTTCCACCGAAGCAAGAGACGAAAGAGGATGGATGGGCGGACTTCCTCGAAGACGACAACGAAGAAAGAGCAACACAGTAATGGTCATCTACCTCATTCACAACACGGTCAACGATAAGTATTACGTGGGTAAGACCACGAAGCCTCTGCAAGTCCGGTGGGATAAACACAAAGTTGAAGCTCGTAGGGGCAACCGTGCCTACCTGTACAAGGCGATGCGTAAGTACGGTGCTGATAAGTTCACGATTCACCCGCTGATGTCCACTCTGAAAACGGAAGAGCAGTTGAACGAGCAGGAACAGTTCCTAATCGCTTTGTTCAAGGCTAATGACCCTCAGTACGGGTACAACCTGACTCAAGGTGGGGATGGGTGCAATGGTTACAAACACACCCCCCACACAAAAGAGCACCTACGAGATGTGATGAGTGGCAGAAAACCCTCACCACAAACACGGAAAGCTGTGTCTGAGGCAAATAGCCGTAGAGAGCACTCCACCCTCACACGGCAACGCCTAAGCGATGCAGGTAAGGCAAGAACACAAAGTACAGAGACAAAAAAGCGCATAAGTGAAGCCCGTAAAGCGTGGTGGAAAAAGCGCAGAGAGGTACTGACGCAGTAATGGCAACAAGCTACGCACAAGTGGCGAAGCAGTACGCAGAAGACGTTGTGGCTGGCAAGATTCCCAACTGTAAGTGGGTCAAGCTTGCTGCTCAGCGTCATCTGAACGACCTCGCACGTCAGGATGCGGAAGACTTCCCGTACCGTTTCGATGATGCGAAGGCGAAGCGTGCCTGTGCGTACATCGAGAAGTTGCCACACGTCAAAGGTCGTTGGGCTGCGAAGAAACAAAAGCTGAAGCTTCAGCCGTGGCAAGTCTTCATTGTCGCCAACCTGTTCGGGTGGCTTGAGAAGCTGACTGGCTATCGTCGCTACCGTCAGGCTTACGTCTGCGTACCTCGTAAGAACGGCAAGTCCCCATTGGCTGCTGGTATCGGGCTGTACATGCTCTCCGCTGACGGTGAGCACGGAGCCGAAGTCTACTGTGGTGCCACCAATGAGAAGCAAGCTTGGGAAGTCTTCCGACCCGCTCACCAGATGGTTGAGCGGACTCCGGAGATGCAGGAACAGCTTGGCATCACGATTAACGCCAAGTCTCTTGTCATCACGTCCAACGGTTCACGCTTTGAACCTGTGATTGGGAAGCCGGGTGACGGTGCTTCGCCTTCATGCGGTATCTGTGACGAATTCCACGAGGCTCCGACCGCCGACCTGTTTGACACGTTCGCTCGTGGCATGGTCGGTCGTGAGCAACCGCTTCTGCTCGTCATTACAACCGCTGGTACTGACATCTCTTCGCCTTGCTACGACTACCAGCAACAGGCACAGAAGGTGCTGGAAGGCACATTCGACTATGAAGCAATGTTCGCCATCATCTTCACCGTTGATGAAGGCGATGACTGGACGAGTGAAGAAGCTCTCCACAAAGCAAATCCCAACCTTGGCGTCTCGATAAGCCTGAAGACTCTCAAGGACGACCAGAAAGTTGCGGTGCAGAATTCAGCGAAGCAGAACGAGTTCAAGACCAAGCACCTGAACGTCTGGTGTAACGCTTCCGTGGCATGGATGAACATGGTGTCTTGGAACGCCTGTGGTGACGCCAAGCTGGCAGAGTTCGCTGGACAGGATTGCCACATCGGGCTTGACCTTGCAGCCAAGATTGACTTAGCGGCTGATGTAAAGATTTTCCGTAAAGAGATTGACGGCAAGCTGCACTACTTCTCGTTCTCTCGCTTCTACCTTCCGGAAGACCGTGCTCAAGACCCGCAGTGTCAGCACTACCAAAAGTGGGCAAACGACGGGTACCTGATTACGACACCCGGCAACGTCATCGACTTCGGCACCATTCTGACCGACCTCGTTGACGACACGAAGAAGTACCACGTACTTGAACTGGATTTTGACCAGTGGAGTGCTGAGTACCTTCGTCAACAGTTCGCAGAGAAGACTGGCGTACCAACGATTCAGGTACCGCAGTCGCCTCAGTACCTCAGTGACCCCGCCAAGGAATTTGAGGCTCTAGTGCTTTCAGGACGATGGCACCACGACGGCAACCCAGTCATGACGTGGTGTGTAAGCAACGTGGTGGCGAAGTACAACAGCCACGACAACCTTGTTCTCGATAAGGACAAAGTTGAACACAAGATTGACGGCGTGGATGCCTTGCTGAATGCCCTTTACCGGGCGTTGGCTGCTCCACTTCAACCCAAGCTCATGAAGTATCAACGCATTCAGTTCATCTAGGACACCGCCTATGGAATTCATCTCACTAAATCTGCAATCGGAAGTTCGTGTTGCCCCTCCGACTCCTTCTCCGTTGGAAAATCCTGCCATCTCGCTCTCCGCTGGACTGGCTTCGCTTGGGTACGGTACCTACACCGACTCCAACGAACGAGTCACAGAGCAGTCGTCTCTTGAGGTTCCTACCTTCTTGGCGTGTGTCCGCATTCTCTCCGAAGGCGTTGGTTCACTCCCGATGCGTGTATACGAGGAGCTTGAACGTGGTCGTCGTCCAGCGAAGAACCACGACTTGTATTACCTGCTCACACAGGAACCAAACCCTGAGTCCACCGCCGTCACGTTCTTCACCACGATGATGATTCACGCTGCGGTATGGCAGAACGCCTACGCAGAAATTGAACGCAACGGCTACGGCAAACCTATTGCTTTCTGGATTCGTTTGCCGTGGCGTACCAAGCGTGTTGGCAATGCATTGACCGGATATTACGAGACCACCGACACAGCGGGTGGCGTACCCCGCCGAGTCAAGTCAGAGGACATGATTCATATCCCCGGATTCAGCCTCGATGGGTTCAACGGTAGCTCACTGGTTGCGATGGGTCGTCAGTCTATCGGTCTGGCGATGGTCGCTGCACGCTTCGGTGCCCGGTTCTACGCCAACGGTGCCAAGCCAAGCTTCTTCCTTCAGCCGGAATCTCCGCTCTCTCCGGAAGACATGACCCTGCTTCGCCAAGATGTGGAGCTTATGTCATCCGGTTCCAACGTATGGCGTGTCGCTGCTCTGCCACCGGGTATTAAGACTACGGAAATCAAGATTGAACCTGCAACGGCTCAGTACAACGAGACCCGCAAGTTTGAGCGTGAAGAAATCGCTGCAATTATGCGTGTCCCCGGCTACATGGTCGGTGCCACGGACAAGGCTCTGAAGTCTTCGATTGAAGCTCAGAACATGGAGTTCCTGACGTATTCGCTACGTCCTTGGATTGAACGCTTCGAACAGGAGTTCAACCGTAAGCTTCTCCCGCCTATCGGTCGTGCCTCTGGCAAGTACAGCATTCACTTCTGGACTGACGCCATCCTTGCCGTAGACAAGAAGACCCGTACTGAGTGCTATACGGCTGGACGCAACGGTGGCTGGCTTTCCATCAACGACATCCGTGAACTGGAAGGCTATGAAGTCATTGACGGTGGCGACACTTACATCCAGCCACTCAACATGCAGAACGTCACGGCTGACGACGAAGGTATGGAGACGGACGACGAGGTTGAGGTTCAGGACAACGAGCCGACTATAGCACCGACCATCGAACCCACCCCGACTCGTGCCAAGGAAGTCTTCCTTCCGCTGATGCGTGACGCTATTAACCGCATTCAGCACCGTGCCAAGAAAGATTCCGGCACGTTTAACCAGTCTTTGGCTCCCGTTTGTCAGGCATTAGCTGCCGCTTTACGCACGGGTGAGCCGGGTGCTGAAGAGCAGAAAGCCATTGAGAAGTACATCTCTGGTGCGGAATCCCGTTCCACCAAGTGGACAGAAGACCCAACTGAAGATGAATTCGTAAAGCTGCACAAGGCTCTTGTGTTCGCTATCAACCGTGATGCGGCAGATGCCAAGTCCAAAGAGGAGTTATCCCATGAGTAATAAGCGTGAGTTCCGTCACATTCCTGCAAAAGAACTACGGGTAGCGAACGACAACGGCAAACGTACCTTGTCCGGTTACGCAGTAGTGTTCAACAGCCTGAGCGAAGACTTGGGTGGATGGCGTGAGCAGATTATGCCCACAGCCTTTGACAAGTGCCTCAGCGGCAATCCCGACATCGTGTGTCTGCGTGACCACGTTCCGTCCTTGCTGCTTGGTCGCACGAAGAGCGGCACCCTCCGTGTGTCCAAGAATGACGTTGGCATTCTCTTTGAGTGCGACCTTCCCGACACACAGTTGGCACAGGACACCATGACAGCCATTGAACGTGGTGACTTGGACGGCTGCTCGTTCGGCATGTACTGCCTGTCTGACGACTGGAAGAACGACGCTGGTGTGACTGTCCGTTCGGTCGTGGAAGCCGACATGTTTGACGTGAGCGTTGTGACCTACCCGGCATACCAAGCCACGAGCGTCGGGCTGCGTAGCCTGTTCCCTGATGGAGAAGTGAAGGCCCCTGAGCCGGAAGCTCCGGCACAGCCCGAGAAGCGTACCAACGCCAACGGCTGTGACTGTGAGTGCCCGGAGTGCATGGATGACGACTGTGAGAACTGCTCCGAACCCGACTGCACTGACCCAAACTGTGAGCAAGCCATCCGTAGCCGCATCCAGATTCAGTTGAAGGTCGCTGAGAACCTGTAATGTGGGTTCGGTCTTGTCCTATCTGTCAGCGGGTACTTCATAAGCCCAACTTGTGGAGCACCCTTCGCTGCCTGTGTGGGTGGGTCTGGCACTAGACCCCCACCCCTAACAAATACCTGAACACGGACTCCCACTCCGGTTGTTCTATGTAGTGCAAGGCAAGTAACGCCTCAGTGCAGCCCTTGGATGGGCAAGTTACCCCCGCCTAGTTAGTACCTGCCTATACCGCTCTCCTCGTCGGAGTTCCCGGCTAAGCACCAAAAATCCCATTTTTGTTGGACATTCTTATGAACTCCAAAGAACTCCGTGAAAAGCGCAGCAAGCTGCTTGCCGACGCTCAGGCTCTTTCGGCTGGTGAACTGAACGCCGAAAACCGCTCCAAGATTGATGCCATGCTGGCTGATGCAAAGTCGCTGGCTGCTGTTATCGAAGTTGCCGAAGCTGAAGAGCGTTCGGCTGCTGAAACCCGTGGCAAGAACCTCCAGCTTCCGAACGTCGGCGAACACACCGAAGTAAAGGCTGACGAGAAGGCAGTTGAGAATTTCCGCCACTACCTGAAGACTGGCGAAGTCCGTGACCTGACCGTATCGGCTGATGGCGTCCTTATCCCGACGCTGGTGAGCCAGCCCGTCATCGCCAAGAAGTCGGCTGGTCAGATTTACGACGTGGTTGGGAAGATTGTCACCGCAACTGGTGCTCCCATCAATGTTCCTCTGCTCAACGACACTGCCAACAGCTTCGTGCTGAACAGCGTTGGTGCGACCACGACCGACCCCACGGTTAGCTCCGTGCAGTTGAAAGTGGACGACTACCGCAGCAACCCCATCCTGCTTGAGAATTCGTTGATTCAGGACGCAGCGTTTGACCTTGAAGGCTTCGTGGTTCAGTCCATCTACGAACGCTATCAGCGTGACGCCAGCAAGTTCATGACGTTGGGCAATAGCTCCAACATCACTGGCTTGACTTCCATCTCGACAGGCATTACCAGCAAGACCACGGATGCTCTGGACTACACCGACTTTGTTGGTATGGTCGCTGCACTTGACCCGGCTTACGCTGGTTCGGCTGTGTGGACGATGAGCAACGCAACGCTCGGTAAGGTTCTCCAGCTTGTTGACGGCAACGGTCGTCCAATCTTCCTGCCGTTCTTGGCTGGCACGAACGAAGGGTTCGTTGGTCAGATTCTTGGCTACCCGGTCAAGATTAACCAGTACCTCCCTGCGGTTGCCACTGGCAACGTCGCCGTGCAGTTCGGTGACTTCAAGGCTGGCTACATGTTCCGTGAGACTTCTGCCGGAATCATGGTGAAGCGTCTCGCAGAGCGTTACGCCGAACTGAACAAGGTTGGCTATGTCGCCTTTACCCGTATGGGTGGCGTCGTGACGGATGCGGGTACCCACCCGGTTCTCTCGCTGACCATTAAGTAAGTTGTCTCCTAGTCGGTTCCAAACTGACTTAACCAAGGGTGGGTTGGGCTAACCAGCCCCCCGCCCTCTTCTTATTGGACTCTGCGTGGGAATCTCTCTGCAAAGACAAATCACTGGAGTTGAACCAGTCACGCTTGACGAGATGAAGACTCATCTCCGTGTGGATTTCAACAACGACGATGACTTGATTACATCGTTGCTTGTTGCTGCTCGTGAGCGAGTGGAGACCGTAACTGGTCGCTGCTTGGTGGCGTCCACGTTCACGTACTGGCTTGATTCGTTCCCTTGGAACTGGCAGACCGATAGTGCCCCGGCTCGTTCAACTGTTAATCGGTTCGTAGAGTGGTGGGCAAACGCTCAGGTCATTCGGATTCCACAACCGCCACTGAAAGCAATCACCACGGTTGAATACCTGCCTTCCGGTGACGCCAGTGCATACGTGACGCTTGACCCCAACGTTTACGTCGTGGACACCAACGCAAGTCCAGCCGTGATTTACCCGAAGACGAACTACTACTTCCCGTACACCTACGCAGTACATAACGCCGTGAAGATTACGTTCACCGCTGGTTATGACGAAGTGCCGGAGACATTGAAGGTAGCTATCCGGCTTATCGCTGCGAACTGGTACGAGAACAGAGAAGACTCCGCTGACATTCCGAAAGCGGCTGAATACATCTTGGCGTCGTACCGCAGTCAGCCGTGTGGGTACGTTCGCTAATGGCTAAGTATTCGACAATCGGAAGCCTTCGCAAGCGGCTGAGCTTCCAGCACAACGCTGGAACGACGAACAGTATGGGCGAGAAGGTGCCCAACTGGACTGAGTATTACTCCTGCTACGGCTCTGTAGAACCCATGAAGGGTCAGCTTGCCTACAACACAGCAGGGTTCATCAGCCAGTCCACCTTCAGCATCGCCCTTCGCTACCCCGGCAAAGACATACAGATTGACGTTGCAGACCACATCGTTGTTGACGGTCGCACGTTCGAGATTCAAGCCGTACTCAACAAAGAGATGAGAAACCGTGAGCTTCAGATATTGGCTTACGTGGTCAACGACGCAGAGTAACGAATGGCAGACGACGTACAGATTCTCGGACTTGAAGAAGTTTGCGCCAAGCTCAGAGAGATGTCCCCAAAGATTGTCCGTCAGGCTCTCAAGGATTGCCTTGAAGCTTCCGGTTCTGTCCTTCAAGTAGCGCAGATGGAAGCAGCACCGATTGACGTGAGTGGTGAGGATACCCAACACCCACCGGGTCAGTTGAAGCAAGACATTCGGCGTGTGGTGAAGCTGTATCCCTCCGAAGGCAAGGGCGTCGTGACCGTGGCTCCATCACGCCACAGCTTCTACGGCATGTTCGCTGAGTTCGGCACAAGCCACCAGCCAGCCCATCCGTGGATGCGTCCGTCGTTTGAAGCAGCCGCACCAGAAGCCATTGCGATGTTCGAGAAGGTACTGGCGGCTTATATCGAGATTTACGGCAAGGGTGGCAAGTAATGCTGGAAGAAGGAATCGTTGCAGCAATACAAGGTGACGCTTCGCTCAACGCAGTGATTGCTGAGCGGATTACACCCTTCATCCTGCCCAAGAACCCGACTCTACCAGCGGTGACGTTCTTCACCGTCGTGGACAGCAACGACGTGAACTTAGACAAGACCGCCACCACGAAGACAGATGTACAGGTGGACTTTTGGGCAAAGACGTATTTGGAAGCCAAGCAGGGTCGGAAGCTACTGACTGACTTGTTTGATGGCTTCACTGGACAACTCCCTGACGGGACTTACGTGAGAGAAGTTGTCAGTCACAGCAATCCTGACTTTTACGAGAAGGATAGCTTGCTGTACCGCAGTAGCACGACGTTCACGTTCATGACGTAACAACTTAACCCCTCTGAGGTAGAACCTATATGTCTTACACGCAAAGCAAGGCACAGAATGCACTCGGTACCACAATCGGTATCGGTGCGACTCCGACCATTATTGGTGAAGTAACGAGCATCAAGCAGTCGGGTGCAAAGAACGAACTGGAAGAAGTAACGAACCTCCAGTCCACAGCCAAGGAATGGATTGGCACGCTCCCCGACCCCGGCGAGTGGCAGATTGAAGGCAACCGTGTGTCGTCCGACGCTGGACAGGTTGCAGTTGAGACCGCCTTCGCTTCAGCGGCAACGTCTCAGTTCACCATCCAGTTGCCGAAGACCGGAAGCCAGACCACAGGCGACAAGTACACCTTCAACGGAATTGTTGTTGAGCGTGACTTCAGCTTCGATACAGGGAAGAAGATGCCCTTCACAGCGAAGATTAAGGTCACTGGCTCCATCACATTCACGCAGGGTAGCTAATCAACAAACTCAGGTGAGGGTTAAGTAGGGGTGGGGTAACACCCACCCCGGCACCACACCACAACCAAGGACAAGTTATGGCTAAGAAACCCACCCCTTTCGTAGACCCGACATTGCCCAAGGTACCTGTTGAGGTATCCGGCAAGACGTACTCTTTGTGTTTCGACTTCAACGCTCTCGCTACAGCGGAAGCTATCACCGGAGTGAACCTGCTCAAGGCGATGGACTTCCAAAACCTGTCAGCGGTGTCTTTCCGTGCCCTTCTCTTCGCATCGCTCCTGAAGCACCAACCGAACATGACGCTGGAAGAAGCCGGAAGCCTGATTCAGCCGGGTAATGGCGCAACGCTCACACAGGCGTTGGTCAAGGCTTATATCGACAGCAACCCTGAGCCAGAGCCGGAGTCCGAACCAAAAAACGTGCAGGAGCCGGAGAAGAAGTAACTCCGGCGCAATTGTGGCTGAAGTTTTGGAGCATGGGGCGTTACGACCTTCGGTTATCTGAAGAAGAGTTTTGGGAACTCACCCCTCGCAAGTTCCACGTCCTACTCAAGCGACGTGAACTCGACATCCAGCACACCGAACTCCTCCACGGCATAAACGCCTCTGTCAGTGCCAACTTCAGCATGGCGTCCCCGAAGACGCCGACGAAGCCAAGTGACTTCATGCCATCGCAGTGGGGCAAGAAGGTAGAGCCGAAGAAGCGGGTAAGCCGCAAGCAAGCAGCAAACAACATCCGGTGCTTCTTAGAAGGGCGCAAAGACCGGGTGTACTAAGGAATTTTCAGCATGGGTAACGTTCTCGGGTCAATTCAGGTAACCCTCACCGCCAATACTTCTGTCTTCGCAGCGGAATTGGACAAGGCTGAGGCTCAGGCTCGTGCCGCATCAAAGAAGGTTCAGCTACACCTGAAGGAAATCCAGACCGAAGCCAAGCACACACAGGCTCTCTTCGGTGAAGCATTCGGCATCACCATCCCCCGTCACATCCGTGGATTCATCAACTCCCTACCCGGAGTTAGCAAGGCTCTGTCAGCAGCCTTCACCGCTACCGCCATCCTTGTTGTGATTCAGGTACTCGTTGAGGCTGGCAAGAAAGTCTACGAACTCGTAGAAGCCTTCAAGGCAGCACGAGAGAACAGCCAGAAGTTCGCCGAAGATTCGAAGAAGGCTCTGGAGCCACTGGTAGAGTCCAACGACCGCCTGTTGCTGAAGGTGCTTCAGGCTCAAGACGCCCTCCGCAAGCTGCAAGGCAGACCAGCACAGAACGGTGCAGCCATCGCCTTGCAGGAAGCAGCCATTCAAGCTGCTGAACTCAACAAGCAGTTGACCGAATCGCTCACGAAGCTTCAGGAAGTAATGAAGGCTCGTAACGTCGGCATGTGGCAGCAGGTTGTCTTCGGCAAGGGTGGCACCAAGCCAGTACAAGAGATTGCTGCTTATGCCAAAGAGCAGATGGAATCTCTGCCCCATGACAACACGTATGACGACCGAGTAAAGCAGCTACAGAAAGAAGTCTGGAACCGTGCTCAGATAGCCATTGATAACGCCAGAAAGCAGACGGCGGAAGAAGAGCGAGCACGAGCAGCAGCTATTGACCGCAGAGACAGTGGCATAACGAGCGACAAAGCACCTATTCCCATTGTTCGTGACCGCAGCGACATTATCCAGCAAGCTTATGCATTACAGAATCTCGCTTCCGACTCCTACAACGCTGCTGATTGGCAGTCCAAGCTTCAACAGCTAAACACACAGATTGAAGGACAAAAGACCGCCCTTGAAGAGCGGAAGAAGCTGGCTGAAGACTCGAAGAAGCTTGACGACGAAGAGCGGAAGCAGCTTGAAGAGAACATCACCCGCAACACAGATGGGCATAAGCGAAGCATCGCTGAAGAGCTTCTTTACATTGCCCAACTGAAGGGCGTCCGTGCTGCCAACCAGCAGTGGCTTCGTGATAAGAAAGCTGACCTTCAAGACCAGCAAGACCAGCAAGATGTTGCTGCCCTCCAGAAGTTTTATGACGAGCAGGAACGTGCTGCCAAGGTAGCTTCTAGTGCCTTGCGTGAGTACAACCGTGCTCTCTACGAAGGTATCAAGCTGGAAGGCTCCGCACAGGAGAAGCAGGTTGAGTGGCAGGAGCACATTGGGGCACTGAGCCACGCCGAAGCGACATGGCAGAAGATTCAAGTCCGTGCTGAGCAGTACCAGAAGCTTCTTGAACAGATTCGTCAGGAACGTCTTGAGATTGAATCCGACGCATCCCTGACCCCGGAACAAAAGAAAGCCAAGCTTCAAGAGAACACCAACCGCAAGACGGCGGCAGACGACGATTACAAACTGAAGCGTCAGCAAGATGAGTGGGAACTCCAGTCTCAGAAGGCGAAGGCTGGCATGGACGACTTCTTCCGTGAAGTGGTTCGCCAGTCTGAAAACTCAGCAGCAATGGTCAAGAGCCTCATGTCGCAAGCCTTGTCAGGCTTCAACGACGAGTTGGCTAAGGCGATGGCTGGTGAGAAGACCAGTTGGGGTTCGATGTTCAAGAGCCTTCAGGTTGAGATGAACAAGAAGATGCTGGAGAGCATGGAAGGTGAACTCTTCAAGGCTCTCGGTCTTGGTGGTGCGGGTAAGAAGGGCGACAGCCGCAGCAACCCAATCTTCACGCAGGATGTGAACGACTACTCGAACCCTGAAGGCAAGAGTGGTATCGGCGGAATTCTCGGCATCATCGGCAAGGTATTCGGTCTCGGTGGCAGTCAAGGCAGCGAAGACGGCACACAAGGCGGTGGTTGGGGTGGCTTCATCAAAGGCTTCCTTGGCACCAGCTTCGGACTCGCTGGCTCATCCGGACGCCCTGACGGTTCACAGAACAACCCGTTCTACGTGGTGAACTCTGGCTCCGGCTCCGGTGGCGGATTGCTTGGCGGTCTGTTCGGTGGCGGTGATGACAGCGACAGCGGTGGCGGTGGGTTGTTTGGCTTCGGTGGATTCTTCGCCGAAGGTGGCGACATTACCGACCCGAACAAGACGTACATCGTCGGTGAGCGTGGAGCCGAACTCTTCACACCGGGTGTCCGTGGCTCTGTTACTCCGAACCACAAGTTGAACTCTCTCAACGGTGGACACTACGCACCGACCTACAACATTGACGCCCGTGGCACCAACCCCGCTGAAGTAGACGCCCGTGTACGCCGTGCAACTGCTCAGAGCCGTGCTCAAGCGGTGAGCGAAGCAATGGTGATGCAGCGTGAATACGACACACGCCGACCGCAATACAAACGGGCAGGTTCGAGGTTCTAAGTTATGAGTTACACGTCATTCAACGGCTGGAACATCATCCCCATGCCTGACAGCCCGGTGCTTCGCCAGATTGACTTCACAGTGGAAGACGCCGTGGCAAGCAACGAGTCTCCATATACACGTCAGGCACAATTCCTTGCCTACCCCGGTGCCGACCTGTGGAGTGCCAACGTCGCTACTCCATCAATGAAGATTGCCGACGCCCGTCAATGGATTGCTTTCCTCATGGCTCTGCGTGGCAAGGCGAACGTCTTCCAGCTTGGTGACCCGACTGGTGCAGTTCCTCAAGGACACCCGCAAGGTACCCCGGTCATTGACGGCTTGAACAATGCAATGGCTGTGCAAATCACCACCCGTGGATGGACGCCCAATGTCGGTATGCATCTGCTGCCCGGTGACTACATCCAGCTTGGCTACCGTCTCCACTGCGTGGTGGGTGCTCCGGTCTCGTCCGACGCAACGGGCAAGGCGACCATCGAAATTTGGCCTTCACTTCGTGAAGCACAAACAGACGGCACACCGCTGGTTCTGAACAACACCAAGGGTCTGTTCCGTCTCGCTGAAAACAAGCGTGAATGGACAGTCCGTGAGACGAAGACGCTTGGACTCAGCTTCAAGGTTATAGAGGCTCGTTAATGCCAAGAGACATTACAACTGCGGCTGCGAACCAGCTTGACGCCACGTATGTACGCCCGTGCTTGCTGGTGTCGTGCGAATTCGCTGACCAGACGCTTTACATGTGGACTGGCGTTGGCGACCTCGTATGGAACAGCCACACGTACAAGGGTGTGGGTGAGTTCGGCTCCGTCTCTACGATTCAGGAAGGCTCTGAGGTACAAGCGGACGGCATCAAGCTGACGCTCTCAGGCGTTCCGACCGACCTGCTCAACGAAGGCTTGAACGAAGTCATGCAGGGGAAGCTGGCTCAGGTGTACTTGGGCTTTCTCGACAACAACGGAACCCTGATTGACCCCATTCCGCTGTTCATCGGTCTCATTGACGAACCTGAGATAGACATCAGCACAGAGACCGCAAAGATAACCATCAGCGTAGAGAACCGTGTCTCCGACCTGAACCGTAACCGTGGCAATCGCTACACCGATGCACGGCAACGAGCACGGTACCCCAATGACGCAAGCCTCAAGTACATCCACATGCTGATGGACTACAAGTTCAACTGGTACTAACCGAAATGATTACAAGACAGGACAAATGGGAAGTTGCACTGAACGACTTTGTGAACGGTCGTGCGAATGAACCCTTCGAGTGGGGGAAGAACGACTGTGCTCTGTTCGTGTGTGACGCCATTCAAGCTATGACGGGCAGCGACTTGGCTGCTGACTTCCGTGGCAAGTACACGACTGAGCTTGGTGCTGCTCGTCGCATTAAGACCGTAACTGGTGGCATGACCGTAGAAGACGTTGCTGTGTTCGTGACTAAAGCCAACGACATGCCTGAACTGCCTTCACCACTTTTCGCTCAACGTGGCGATGTTGTGTGCTTTGACGGTGAGTTCGGTGTGGCTCTTGGCATCGTCTACATGAACGGCAAAGACGCAGTGTTCGTCTCCCCCGAAGGCTTGAAGCGAATCCCCGTGAAGCAGTGCCGTCGTGCATGGAAGGTGGGTGCCTAATGGCGAAGATTGTAATGGGCGTAGCCATGATTGCTGGAGCCGTTCTGTTGGCTCCGGTCAACCCGGCACTCGCCTTGAAGCTCGGCGTCATGGGTGTCAGCACCACCATCAGTGGCATCGCTGAAGAGACCCGTGGCGGTCAGGCGAACTCATTCAGTACAAAACAGCCAGCCGCATCATGGCAGATTGTCTACGGGCAGACCCGTGTGAATGGCACCATCGCCTTCCAAAACACAGGCGGAAATAAAGGCATTCACGCTCTGCATCAAGTAGTGATTTGGGCTGCACACCCGTGCAAGTCACTTGAGCAGGTATACATTGACGGCAAGTTAGCAACCTTCACGAATGGCACGACAGGCTACGTCCTTGGCGGATGGCGTACCGATGATGCTGGCAACAAGTACCGTTGGGGTGCTGACACCATCGGAACTTACATTGAACATCAGTGGTGGTACGGCGGGTACGAAGGGTACAACCTTCAACTGTCATCTCCCGGTGACCATCTCCCGCAGTGGGATTCAACCTGCACCCTGAACGGTCTCTGTGCCAGCTATCTCCGCACCAACTACACTTCGGAATCGTTCAGCGGCATTCCAACGTTGAAGGTCAATCTCCACGGCAAGTGCGACATCTACGACCCCCGCTTGGGTGCTCAGTACCTTGGTGACGGCGTAACGCCGAACCCTGCAACCCACGTCTGGACGGATAACGCCGCTCTCTGCATCGCCGACTTCCTAACCAACACTGAGTACGGCGTGGGCTGCACATGGACTGAGATTGACATTGACCAGTTGATTGCAGCAGCCAACATCTGTGATGAGCTTGTTCCACTGGCATCCGGTAGCCAGTCTTCGCAGTGGCAAGCCAACAAGACGTATGTGGTCGGGCAGGTTATTACCGACAGCAACGGCAAGAAGCAGACCGTAGTTGGATACACCGGGTCGTATACCGGGAACCCAACCTCTGGTTCAAGTCACCCGTCGTGGTCAACCACGTTGAATGGGTTCACCAACGACCACAACATTGTCTGGCAATGCGGTGGGATAGCAACCGCTGTGCCCGGATACGAGAAGCGTTACACCATCAACGGCTCGTTCCAAGCCTCTACGACACCGGGCGACATTCTTGACTCGATGCTGATGAGCATGGAAGGTCGCATCTCGTACTGTGGTGGCAAGTGGAGAATCATCCCCGCTGCTTGGTACGGCTCCGGTCTGAGCTTCGATGAGAACGACATTATTGGTTCGGTGAAGTGGACTCCGAAGCGTAAGCTCCGTGACCTCAACAATGCTGTTCGTGCAACCTACGTCAGCCCGGTTTATCCGTACACGGAGACGACCTCCAACCCGAACATCAAGCACGATGGCGTGTGGTCTGGTCAGTACCAGCCTTGCGATGCTCCTGAGTACGCTCAAGACGCTGCACACGGCTATGCAAGCGATGTGAACCTTGCTGCTGACAATGGCGTGAAGCTGTATGGCGACCGTCGCTACCAGTTCGTTCAGTCGGTCGCTACCGTACAACGGCTCATGAAGATTTACTTGCTGCGTAACCGTCAGCAAGGCTCCGGCACTCTGACCATGAAGTTGGGTGCCTACAAAGCCGTGGCTCAGGACGTGATTCAGGTGAGCTTCCCGACGTTGGGTTGGGACAATAAGAACCTTGAAGTCTGGAGCACCCGCTTCGTCACCAAGGCAGACTCGAACAAAGAAGGCGAAGCTCCAACCATGTACGTGGAGATGGACGTGGTAGAAACTGACCCGTCCGTTTACACATGGAGCACGGCTGAAGAGCGTGGGATGGAAGATACACCGTCCCCGGCTCTGGCAGCAGCAGTTGACGCACCTTCGAACCTCCAACTGACTTCCGGAAGTGCGACCGCCGTGGTTGGCACAGATGGCGTGGTCATTCCACGCATCCTTGCCACTTGGAACCAGCCTGACGACCCGTTCGTGACCACGGGCGGCAAGATTACCGTGCAGATTCAGAAGGTGGGAGACGGAACCGAAAACCTCATCCCCGCCACCGAAGACTTCACCGACCCCAACTGGCTGATTGCTTCCACATGCACCGTCACGGCGGATACCGTAGCGGCTCCTGATGCAAGCACTACGGCTGACACGCTGAGCTTCCCGGCAAAAGCTGCGAACACCACATGTGGGTTCCACCAAGACACGCTTGTGACGGCTCAGAGTCAGGACATGGTGTTCAGCGTCTATCTGAAGGCTGCAACCACATGCCAAGTTGAACTGGTCATCGAAGACCACCCGTACACGACTGGCAACTCCACCATCGTCACTGTCAACAACACATGGCAGCGTTACCAAGTCACAGCCAACCTGAATACGACCAACGGACTGACTGTGTGGGTACGTTCGCCGTGGGGTTCGGCATTGGGTGCTTACAGCGTCTACGCTTGGGGTGCTCAGCTTGAACACGGAACGACAGCGAGTGCCTACACCGACATTCCAGACGGCAATTGGCAAACGGCTGCAACGTTGGCTGGCACGGCTACTCGCTGCTACATCAGCGGGGTGGTCTGCGGTCAGCAATACAACGCCAGAATCCGTTCAGTACGTGCGTCGGGCAAGACTTCCGACTGGTTGGCGGTTGGTTCGCACACAGTAAGCACGACAGCCAGCAGCTTCACGTCTTCGGTGCTGAACAACCAAGGAAGTATCGTTCCAAACCAAGCCATCCCTCTGACAGTCACCTACACTTCGTCGTCCATCACGGTCTCTGTATCCAGCATGTCGCTGCTGCGTCCAGACGGCTCCACGTTGTCCATCGGTGCTGGTTCGAAGACATATTCAGGATTGGCTTCAAGCACGACGTACTACATCTATCCGTACATTGAGGTTGCGACAGGCACCCTTAAATTCACTAACCCTGACCCTCCACAGACTTCGCCAAGCACGTTACTTGCTGCCCAACGGTCGCTTGACGGGCGAATTGCCGTCAACCTCGTGGCTCAAGCGACTGCTGCATCCGGCAATCCCGGTGGCGGTGGTACAGGCGGTGACCCGACCTGTCCTGAAGCGGCTGAACTCGTTGAGGAGAAGACCAAGGGTGTGATTGCCGCTAAGGACGTGGAAGTTGGCGATTACCTCAAGGGTAAGTGCTTCACCACGGGTGAAGACGTTTACCGCCGTGTCATTCAAACCTCGTCGGTTCCAGCGTCGGTCTGGCGCATGGTGGACGGTCACCGTGTCAGCCCGTGCGAAGCCATTTGGCACGAAGGCACATGGAAGCCAGCCTATCAAGCCAGTGGTGCCACCGTTGACCGCTTCAACGGAATACGAATCAACATCAGCTTGGACAGCGACGAGCACGACGAGCAGAACTATTACCTCGCAGACGGCACACCGTTGCTGATTCACAACAACGTTGCTCTGCCAGCTTGCTAAGGAATCTTCATGCAGAACATTTGGGTACTCTCAAAGTTTTTCAGAGATGAGAACAACATCCTGCTTCCGGCTGCGAATGCCTACGGCAATGCATGGCGTTGCCCCCGCTATCCGGATACGGACGAAGGCTTCGCTCTCGTGCAACTGAGTGCCGACCTCCACCAGTTGGAAGCGGCTAAGTCAGACGATTGGGTTGTTGTCATCCCCAACATGTATTCACCACTACCACAACAAGTGGTAGATGCCTACTCCGGAATAGGAGCCACAGACGGTATGACTCTGGCACAACTGCTGGATGTGCTCACCGCCATTGAGCCTCTGTTCGGAATTTCAAGTTAACAGGAAGCAACACTAATGCAAGACAGCAATGACAATTTAATCCCTCAGGAAGAAGTAGACCCCATGCATTCCGAACTACTTGTTTCATTCATCGACAAGAGCAACGAAATCATTGAACGTCTGACCCGTATTGAAGAAGGTCAGTCAACCCTCATGAAGCACGTCGTTACAGGTAACGGAGTGCCAAGCCTTCTGAAGCGTGTAGACACCTTGGAAGCCGAAAATGACGAGCACAAAGGAAGCAGCAGAGTGAAGAAGGCTGTCACCGGGTTCGTCCTTGCCTTAATCCTTGCCTCTGCGGGTTGGAGTGTCACGCTGTGGGTCAACTTCCATAAAGACGAACAAGCTGTCCAGAAGACATTGATGGACACCGACAAGCGATTGGAAAACAAGATTGACGGTGTTCAGCAAGAGTTGAAGCAGCACGAGCAACAAGTGGCTGGCAAAGGTGGTAAGTAATGAAGACTGTAACTGGCAATTTTGAGTCTATCTCCGGAGCGTCCACTGGTTATGTGGTCGTGACGCTTGGTGGCTATTCCGGCGTGGCTCGTGTCCCAAGCACGGGCATCATCGTCGTGAATAGCGTGACCACCACCACTGGCTCGTCGTTCTCGGTGAGTTTGTTCCCCAACGACTCCATCACCCCTGCGAACACCTATTACACGTTCTCGTTCTACGACCAGTCGGGTCATCTGCTGGCTCAGGCGAACTACAGCTTCACGGGTTCTGGCACGGTAGACATCTCCACCGTTGCCCCGATGTAAGAGGCTTGGATGATTACAGTACACGGACAATATGAGTCGGTTCAGGGGACGGCTGGACATGGTTATGTCACGGTCACTTTGGCTGGCTATGGGGACAACGTTCCCAAGGTCATTGGCACGGGCATCATCGTCACCACGATGACGACCACCGTTGTCGGCAACTCGTTCTCGTTCCAACTGTGGAAGAACGACGCCATCACCCCGGCGAACACGTATTACATCTTTGACTTCTTTGACGATAGCCACACGCTGGTTGCTTCGGCAACGTACAGCTTCACTGGAAGCACAACCGACTATGACCTGAGCACGTATCCGCCGTTGACGGTGAACCCCAACCCGTCCATTGTTCTGGCTCGTGTCGCTCAGACAGGCGACTACAACGACCTGATTAACCGTCCGGAGATTGGCTCCCTTGTCGCTGGTGTATCAACCGTGGCTGGCAAGAGTGGAGCGGTGACACTCTACGAGTCCGACATCACCGGGCTGGTCGCCGACCTGACCGCCAAGGTGAACTCGTCGTCCTTGAAGACTGTGGCTTTCTCCGGAGACTACAACGACCTGAGCAACAAGCCTTCTTCGCTTGGGGCACCGACATGGGGAAGCATCACCGGAACGCTTTCAAGCCAGCTTGACCTGAAGGCTGCATTGGATGCGAAGGCGAACACGTCTTCACTGGCAACCGTGGCAACGTCTGGTTCTTATGCCGACTTGACTGGCAAGCCAACGATTCCGGCTGCGTCCACTGACCTGAGCGACACCGCAACATTGGCGAGACTGGCTGCACAGAACGTGTTCACTGCCATTCAGACAATCTCCGGCACTACTGGTCTCGGAAACACGATTGGCAACAAGGTCGTTCTCGCTGGTGGCTTCGGGTCTCCGAATTCCGGGCGTGTCTACTTCGGTGATGGGACGGGCTGGAAGCTCCACATGTCTACCCGTTCGGGTGGAACTGACACCGACCGAATCACGTTCACCGACCAAGGGAATCTGAGCGTTACCGGACAGTACCAAGTCAACGGCTCACAAATTGCATTCACCAATATTGCAGGTACAGCATCCACTTCACAGCTTCCGGCTCGTACCGCTGCCATCCATTACGTCATTGACGGGAGCGGGTCAGTACCGACCACGGGCAACTACGGTCAGATAAACATCCCGGTGGCTTGCACCATCACAGGTTGGGTGCTGACGGCAGACGCTTCTGGCTCTGCGGTCGTTGACGTTCTGCGTTCAACGTATTCGGGCTTCCCAACCACATCGTCCATCGCTGGTACGGATAAGCCCACGCTTAGCTCCGTACAGAAGAACCAGAACCTCGCAATCAGTGCATGGGGTTCCACATCGCTATCCGCTGGTGACCAGCTTCAGTTCAACCTGAATTCAGTGGCGACCTGCAAGCGGCTCAACATCACGCTGATTGTCAGCGTTCCATACGCATAAGGCTTATTCATGAGTACGAGTGTTCAAAAGACAGCGGGGACAGGTTCGACCTCGGGAAGTCCCTCGTGGTCAGTGGTGTCCGGAGTGACATCAACCACGACCAATGCTCAATGTGCTTGCTCACCGGGCGGATTTAGCACGGGCACCCTGACTGCTACTAACTTCGGCTTCTCCATTCCGACGAACGCAACTATCACAGGAGTTGCACTGACGTACTGGCGTTACCACACCGTCTCTTCAGGTGGCGGTTCGGGAACGCTTACGCTGCAAGGGGTGACTGGTGGGACAACTAAATCGGACTCATTTCCGTTGTCATCCGGAGCGGATTCGACCATCGGTGCTGATGGTGATGTGTGGTCTGCAACCATCACACCAACTCAAGTGAACTCATCTAGCTTCGGCGTATCGCTCTCTGTGAGCGGATTCAATAACACGGGAAGCACGCAAAATGCGTTTGCTCGTAACTTCCGGCTAACGGTGTACTACACGATTGGCGGCTCCAAAGCTAGTTGTTCATCCCTGATGTTCTTTTAGAGAAGACCATGATTCGAGAATTTATCTGCGACTGTGGGTGGCAGACTGAACTGATTTTGAACTGGCAGACGGACGAACAAACCCTGAGTTTGCCTTGTCCCCTTTGTGGCGGGGTGGCTGCGAAGGTGACCATCTCCCGCACTTCTCCACCGAAGTTGGTGGCGGGGTGCGGGGGATTCTACAAGCCAAGTCACAACTAAAGAAGCGGTAATTGCTCCTCGTTCACTGGAGCAGCAGCTTTTCTCAGAACCTCTAAGCTAAGCGGCAAGTCCAGCCGTTTTCCTTCTTCGATAATTTCCTTAATCGTGACAATTTGAATCTTGTTGTAGGTGCCTGATTCTCCGTTGGTTGCTCCGGCTCCCGTAAGGACGTTGCCACCACTGGTGAATTTGTAGCCGTTCTCATCCTTGGTATAGCGTCTCTCAACGTGCCCTAGCATGTATGGACGCTTGAGTTGATTGAAGTAAAAGTCCTTGGCACTCTTTGTGTAGAAGAGCAGGGTGTCATGGATGGGGCCGAAGCTTCGCTTCGCCCCATGAGCACCAGTCCGACGCCACACTATCTCGTTGTTAAAAGTGCCACCCATCGGACAGAACACGCTATCAAGAACGACTTTGAGGTAATGGCTGGCAGTCGGGTCGCAATGGAGATAGAAGCTCCCGGTGGTTTTCAGCACACGCTGAATCTCAACAGCCCGAAGCGTGATGCTGATGAGGTACGCCATGAGACTGCCCTCACCAAGCACCGCCTTCAAACCCTTAATCAATTCAATCGTCTGCTTGGTGAAGCGTCCGCCTTCGTTGGTGAAAATCTCGTTGTATCCCGCAAGTGCGAAGTCGTCCCAAGTCCATGTGTCGGTGAAAGCCTGAGCCTGAGCACGGTCTTCTTTCCCAACGTTGTTGTAAATCTGGTTGTAATTCCTCTTGGAATTGAAGGGCGGGTCTATGTAGCAAAGGTCAACCGACTCGTCTGGAATCTTCTTCCTGAGAACGTCAAGGTTGTCACCGTAAAAGAGCTTGTGTTTGGGCAGATTTCCAACCACCACAGGCTCAACGGCTCTTGCTGGTACCGCTGGAGTGGGTTCCGGGCGTGGTCTCCTGTGACTCACTTCGGGTTCAACGGGTTCTAAAACCCGGACTTTCTCAGCAACCTCTTGCCTTGCTTCTCTCTCAATGAACTTCTTCGCCAACTTCATCCGACGTTTGGCAGAGATTGCTCGTGTGGCAGGAATTGGTCTCTTCTTCAA